GAAACTGGCGTGCATGAATAACCAAACTGGGAGATATTTTATCAAAAAAGAGCGAAATATTCAATCAAATCAATGGCTTATGAATAAATCAGGGGCGACTACCTCACTCAAGTAAAGCTGTGAGATACAGGCGCGATTCTGAACCTCGGAATTCCGCTTGTCAATCAACAGGGCACATCTAGACATTTTTTGTATCTCACGGCTATACTCGCAGTCTTGATTTGATTCACTGACTGTTTTCCAACTACAGGAGCATCGCCATGGCTTCGGCGTTTGGAGTACGCCTGCGACGCTTGCGTGAGGCGAAGAAGTTGACCCTGCAGCAGGTCGCCGACGCGGTCGGCTGCACCAAGGCCTACATCTGGGAACTGGAAATGAAGGACGGGCAGCGCCCGTCCGCAGAACGGATTCAGGCCATCGCTAAGGTGCTGGGCGTGACGATGGCAGACGTGATGGGCGAGCCGATCAAAGAGGTTCCCCAAGCCAGCCCCGAGGACGTGGCCTTTTTCCGCGAGTACGCGGGGATGACGGACGAGGAAAAGGATCGCTACCGGCAGGCGCTCAAGATCATGTTCCCCGACAAGGGCGAAAGCGGGGGCTGAGGATTGAGCGCAGCGCAGGCCCTCACTGGTTCCATTGCCGCCAACACCCTCCAGAAGTGGTTGCGGGCGTGGCACCGCGAAGGCGTGCCCGATGCCGTCGATCTGGATATCGTCCGGCAGATGCTGCCGTCCACGCCCTACGGCGCAGGCGTTCGGGAGATCAGGACCCCGATGGTGCTCGACATCGACAGCTGCGAAGGCATGTTGGTGCGCAACCCGAACGACACCGCCGAGTGGGGCATCTTCTACAACGGCAAGGCCAGCCCTGAGCGCCGACGCTTCACCATCGCCCACGAGCTGGGTCACTTCATTCTCCATCGCGGTCAGCGGCAAAGCTTCAACTGCGACAAGGAAAGCGTCTATTCCGGCATCGACACCATCCGCGTCATCGAGCGCGAGGCCGACGACTTCGCCAGCAACCTGCTGATGCCCGGTGATCTGCTGCGCGAGTGGATCTCGAACCAGCGCATCGACCTGCACGTCCTCAGCGCCATGGCCAAACGATTCCAGGTTTCGTTCGAGGCGCTGTGCATCCGCTTCATCAAATTCACCCCGCAGCGCGCGATCCTCGTCTATTGGGACAACGGCTACGCGAAGTACGAATGGCGCAGCAGCAGCGCCGTCAAGACGCGAGCACGCATTCGACGCAACGGTGATCCGCAGGAACCTCTGCCGGGCACGCTGGCCGCCGACGCCAGCATCGAGCAGGAGTGGGATGGCGCGGAAATGTCAGCCGCGATCTGGTGTCCAGAGGAGGCACCGCACATGAAGTTGCGCGAGTTCAAGCACAGCTACGGCGCGCGTGATCGCATCCTCACGCTGCTCCTGCTCGAAAGCGCCGAGCCGCGTGCATGGGATCGGTCCTGGCAAGACGGGGACAGCTTCGACAGTTACGACCAATTCGTGTCGAACGGTCAGTTGCCGGATCAACGATTGATTTGAAGAACGAAGAGGGAAGAACAACATGGCCCGCATCGAAAACCACAAATACAGCATCGAGGAGGCATTCAGGGAGTGCTTCTACATCGTCCCGGACTACCAGCGGGAGTACGTCTGGACGGACAAGGAAGTGCACCAGCTGCTGGAGGATATTGGTGAACAAATCGATGCGGGCACGACGCGGGAATACTTCATCGGTACCGTGCTGGTGTCGCCGACCGACCAGAAGAACCACTACGAGGTTATCGACGGCCAGCAGCGCCTGACCACGTTCTTCCTGTTGCTGTGCGCGCTGAAGCATCTGTTTCAGGGCGAGCCACAGCGGCAAACCGTCAGCGGCTTGATCTCGACCAGCTACACGGACAGCGACGGCGAGACGCGAACCAGTCTGAAGCTGGAGCCGCGCTATGAGAACGCGGGCGATGTCATGACCAAGCTGGTGGAACTCGACGCCGATCCGCTCGCCGTGCGGGCGGGCATTCAATCGTCGCCGCGCTTCACGCTCCCCAGCGCCAGCACGGATCCGCTCGCCGTGCGGGCGGGCATTCAATCGTCGGGCATCGCCAGCTTCGGATCACTGGAAAACTTGGTCAACGCCTACAGCACGTTGTACCGGTACCTGAAGGACAACTACGACAGCGCGGCCAAGCTGAAAAAGTACTGGGGCTATCTGGCCAACAACGTGGTGTTCATCCAGATTTCCACGGACGTGAGCAGCGCCCTGAAAATCTTCGAGACCATCAACGAGCGCGGCGTCGGCCTCAACCCGATGGACTTGCTGAAGAACCTGCTGTTCACGCAGGTGCAGCAGGTGCAATTCACCCAGCTCAAGGACGAATGGAAGAAGATCACCAAGCCGCTGGAGAAGGAGAAGGAAAAACCGCTGCGCTTCTTGCGCTACTTCCTGATGGCGAACTACGTCATCAAGAACGACCGTGGCGACGCCGTGGTGCGCGAGGACGAAATCTACGACTGGTTCGTGGACAAGGACAACGCGGCGCTGTGCGACTACGCCAACAAGCCCTTCGAGTTCGTCCGCAAGGTCATCCGCAACGTCGAGCACTATCTCGCGTTCTCGAACGGGCTGGGCAACGACGGCAAGCCCAGCCTTGTGATGGACAGTCTCAAGCGACTGGCAGGCGGTGCATTCAGCTTGCACTACGTCCTGCTTCTGGCGGCGGCCAGTCTCCCGAAGACGCTGTTCGACCATTTCGTGGCGCAGTTGGAGAGCTTCCTCTTCTACTACATCTTCACCAAGACGCCGACCAAAGATCTGGAGCGCAGTTTCTCCCAGTGGGCCGATGAACTGCGCGCGATCGCTGGCGCGACCGATCCTGTGAAGCAGAAGGTGCAGCTCAACGCCTTTATCGCCGAGCGCTTCGACACGAACATGGCAGGTAAGTCGCAGGAGCTGGTGGATGCGCTCCGGCGCTTCACGCTGCATTCGATGCAGCAGTACCGGACACGCTACTTGCTGGCGCGGCTGACACAGCACGTCGAGATGGCGTTCAGCGGCTTGAAAACGCCGGGCAGTCTGGAACCGTTCACCAATCTGGAAATCGAGCACATCCTGCCCAACAAGCCGGAGGACGGTCTGCGCGGCAAGTGGGCCACCGAGAACCCGGGGATGGGCTACGACGACTACAAGAATCGGCTGGGAAACCTGACCTTGCTGGAGAAGCCCATCAACATCGTCGCGGGCAATGACTTCTACACGGCGAAACAGGCCGAGTACCGCAAGAGCGGCAACTACCTGACCCGCAGCCTCGTTGAATTGACCAGTGTCGGACAGAACACATCTATTTCCCGGATCAACGAGAAGTTGAAGGCGTTCCCTGCTTGGGACGCAAAGGCCATCGAGGCTCGCCACGGGCTACTGATCACCTTGGCGCAGGATGTTTGGAAGACGTCACCCATCGATGTCTGATCCGTGATCGCGGCCGATACATACATGACGACACTGCCTGTCGACGACACACTACAGACGCTTCAGCGTGAGGTTCAGCGATTACTGGGTCGCTGCGTCTTGCGCCTGCAGCAGTACGAGAAGTTGATGAAAGCCATCGTGGCCCACCACGAAATCTCGGCCTCTGGATCACCGTTGGAGTCGAATCAGGAGCAGCGCATCGCGGATGCCGCCAGCAAAACGCTGGGCACCTTGGTCGGCACACTTCTCGGTTCGTATGTCACTACCGACGAGAGGGAGGATGCTTCCGCGCCCGATGCACGCGACGACATCATCTCGTTCAAGGTAAAGATGAGCCTGCGCATGTCGGTCGAGGACTACGACAGGACGCAAAATGACCTGAAGGAACTGGTGCTGGTGCGGAACAACCTGGTGCATCATTTCATCGACCAGCATGACCTTTGGAGCCTGGACGGATGCCGTGGCGCACACGACACCCTGAAGGCCGCCTACAGTCGCATCGATCAGCACTTCGAACAACTGCGGGGCTGGGCCGAGCACATGGATCAGGTCCGACGGCTGGCGGCGGAATTCGCCCAGTCCGATGCGTTCCACGATCTGGTGATCCACGGCATCGCGCTGGACGGTTCGGTGGATTGGCCTGCCGCAGGGATCGTGCGCGCGCTGCGGGATGCCGCCGCTGAACTGGCCGTCGATGGCTGGGCACCGGTTGCATCGGCAGGACGCTGGATCGCAGAGCGGCACCCCGAACACCTGCCCGTCAAGTACGGTTGCAGCAGTTGGCGGCAGGTCGTACACGAATCGCGCCTGTTCGAGCTTCGATATCGTGATGTGGGCGGCCAGCGCGCGGCTTGGTATCGGGCCAAACAGGCATAACACCAACCCCGCGCACTCCCGCTAAATCACGTTACGCGAAGTGCCCTCGGTTTTTAGCATGAGCAGCGTTTTCCATCGAAACGCCTGCCATGACAAAAATCGAACCCATCTCCATTTCCCCGCCGTCTGACTGCCCCCGGCACGCGCAGCAGGAAATCGCCGACCTGCTGGCCGCTGCACTCCTGCGCCTGCGCGCGCGTCCGTCGCGCGACACCATCGAAACCAGCGAGTGCGTTCGCCTTGGCTTCCCCGGCCAACAGCGCGTGAATGCGAACCCCGATCACAACAACGGAGTTCGCCCATGACGGCACACGCACAACCATCCACCACCTCGGTCGCCGCACGTGTCGCGGCGCTTCCCCATCTTTCGATGGACGACCTCTGGGCCCTCTGGGATGACCACTTTGATGAGCGCCCCGGCCATCACCATCGCACTTGGCTGGAGAGCCGACTGGCCTACCGGATTCAGGAACGTGCCTTCGGTGGCCTGAGACCTTCGCTGCGCAAGAAGCTCGAGGAAGTCGGCGAAACCGGAATCCTGCCCAAGCAACTGCGCAGCGACAGCCAGCGCCTGCTGCCCGGCACCATCCTCACGCGCATCTACGACGACGTCGAGCATCGCGTGCTGGTGCGCGGCTCGAACGATTTCGAATACCAAGGGCAACGCTTCAAGAGCCTGTCCGCGATTGCGGGCCACATCACGGGCAGCCACTGGTCGGGTCCCGTGTTCTTCGGCCTCAAGTCGCCGGCATCGAAGAAGGTGATGGCATGAGGTCGCCGCGCGCCAATCCGCTGCCCCCGGGCAGCCAGAGCATCACGCCGAAGAAGCGCTGCGCCGTCTACACCCGCAAATCCACCGACGAAGGGCTGGATCAGGAATACAACAGTCTCGAAGCCCAGCGCGACGCAGGCCTCGCCTTCATCGCCAGCCAACGGCACGAAGGCTGGATCGCCGTCGGCGACGGCTACGACGATGGCGGCTACTCTGGCGGCAACGTGGATCGTCCCGCCTTGCGCCGCCTGATGGTCGACATCGAAGCCGGGAAGATCGACACCGTGGTCGTCTACAAGATCGACCGCCTCACACGCAGCCTGCCAGATTTCGCCAAGCTGGTGGAGGTGTTCGACCGCAACGGCGTGTCCTTCGTCTCGGTCACACAGCAGTTCAACACCACGACCTCAATGGGACGGCTGACGCTCAACATCCTGCTGTCCTTCGCACAGTTCGAGCGCGAAGTCACCGGCGAGCGCATCCGCGACAAGATCGCCGCCAGCAAGGCCAAGGGCATGTGGATGGGCGGCGTGCCGCCCCTGGGCTATGACGTGGTCGAGCGCAAGCTCGTCGTCAACGAACGCGAGGCGGCATTGGTGCGCGACATATTCAGGCGCTACGGCGAGCATGGCTCGGCGGCGCGGCTCGTGCGCGAACTGGTCATCGAAGGCCACACCACCAAGACGTGGGTGACGCAGACCGGGCGCGAACGCTCGGGCCGCACCATCGACCAGCAGTACCTCTTCACGATGCTGCGCAACCGTATCTACCTCGGCGAAATTTCTCACAACGAGCAGTGGTATCCGGGTCAGCACGAGGCCATCGTCCCCCCGGCCCTATGGGACGCTGTATATGCCTTCATCGAACGACGCAAGCAAGCGCCGCGCGAGCACGCAGCCAAGCATCCGGCACTGCTGGCGGGTCTGCTGTTCGCGCCTGACGGGCAACGCATGCTGCACTCCTTCGTCAAGAAGAAGAACGGACGGCAGTACCGCTACTACGTCCCGTACCTGCACAAGCGGCGAAACGCGGGCGCGAGCCTGTCGTCCGGTACACCGGACGTGGGACATCTGCCCGCCGCCGAAATCGAGAACGCGGTGCTGGCGCAAATCCACGCGGCACTCTCGGCTCCCCAGATGCTGATCGCGGTCTGGCGAGCCTGCCAGCAGCACCCCGCAGGTAGCACGCTCGACGAAGCGCAGGTGGTGGTGGCGATGCAGCGCATCGGCGACGTGTGGGCGCAGTTATTCCCCACCGAACAGCAACGCATCACACGACTGCTGATCGAGCGGGTGCAGTTGCACGGGCATGGACTGGATATCGTCTGGCGCGAGGACGGTTGGATCGGATTCCGTGCCGACATCAGCGCGCATCCGCTGGTCGAGGAAGCCCGTGAGAACCCTGAGGAGGCACTGGCATGACCACCTCGGTGAACCCGCGCAAACGCACAGTCCACATTGAGGTCGGAGTCGATGCCCGCAGCTATGTCAGCGATGGGCAGCGCGTCACGCTGGTGCCGCTGACCATCAAGCGCCGCCAGAACCGCAAGTTGCTGATTCCGCCCACGCCCGACGCCGCCGCTGCGACGGGCGGCTTCGACGTGCCGATGATCAAGACGCTCGGCAAGGCGTTCTACTGGAAGCGGCTGATCGACGACGGCACCCATCCGACAACCTCGGATCTGGCACGTGCGCTGAAACTGGAGCCGGGCTGGGCGGCCGAGGTGCTGCGCATGACCATGCTGGCCCCGGACATCGTCGAGGCAATTTTCGAAGGTCGCCAGCCCCGGCAGCTGAACCTGCACACGTTGCGTGGCCGCGAAGACCTGCTGCCGCGCGACTGGGGCGAGCAGCGTCGGCTGCTCGGCTTCCCCGGCGCCTGATCCTTTCATCCCCTACTTCCCCAATGACGACGGCGAGCCATGTGCTCGCCGTCTGCTTTTGGGCGGGAGCTGGCGGATTGGCGAACCCGAAGTTTCCGCGTGGTTCGCCATTGCGTCCCTTAAAGGTTCGCCACCCGAAGTTTGGAATGACACCTGTTCCCCAACAACGTCACAGGAGCATTCCATGCAGACACCAACCAGCAGCATTCCCCGGTCGCCCCAGCAGGCGATCAACACCATGTCACCCGGTGATCGCCGGGTGCTCAACGAAAACGAACTGGCCCAGCGGTGGGGCGTCAGCCCCAAGACTTTGCAGCGCTGGCGCAGCGAAGGTCGCGGCCCGCGCTACCTGAAGCTGTCCAAGCGCGTCGGCTACCCCGTGGACGCGGTCATCCAGTTCGAGCGCGAGGCGCTGCACGACTCGACGTCCGAGCGCGCGGTGGGCTGAGGAGCGATGCCATGAACGACCTCACCATCTTCCCCGCTGACATCGCAGAGATGTCCGTCAGCCAGCTAGCCGCATTGCCGCCCGCGCAGAAACACGAGATCGACCAAAACCTCGATGCCGCCATCGACTGGCTGAAGAAGGCCCGCGCCAAGTTCGATGCGGCGCTGGATCAGTGCTACGGCGAGCAGGCCCGTACCGCGCTGCGTGAATCCGGCCGGGACTTCGGCACCGCCCACATCAGCGATGGCCCGTTGCACCTGAAGTTCGAGCTGCCCAAGAAGGTCAGCTGGGATCAGAAGCAACTGGCTGAAATCGCCGAACGCATCGTCGCCTCAGGCGAGAAGGTCGAGGGTTACCTCGACATCAAGTTGTCCGTCTCCGAATCCCGCTTCACGAACTGGCCGCCTGCCTTGCAGCAGCAGTTCGCCGCCGCTCGCACTGTGGATTCCGGCAAGCCGTCTTTCACCCTTTCCATCGATTCGGAGTAATGACCATGAGCACCAACCTCATCGCTTCGCTGCGTCAACAGCTGCCGTCCATCTACGGCGAACACCTTCCCGACGAAATCCGGTATCGCCGCGCGGACGGCCAGGACGTCGTCGTCCCGCTCGATGCCGCCACGGTCGACGAACTGGCCTTCGCCATCCAGACGGCCAACGCGGAATCGCTGGCGCTCGGCCGCCGCCGTACCGCGCTGGAAGAACTCCACACGGAGGTGCGCAAGCGCGCCGCGCGTGGGGCGGACCGCATCGCCGACGTGTCGTGGGAGGGCTGATCATGAGCGCGATCATTCCCTTCCAGTTCGAAGCGCACGCCGTGCGCGTCCAGGTCGATGATCAGGGGCAGCCGTGGTTCAACGCCACCGATGTCTGCGATGCCCTGGAAATGGGCAATCCGTCTCAGGCGATCAAGACGCACGTCGATGCCGAGGATCTCCAGAAACTGGAGACCCTTACGGCGGGTGGCCGTCAGCGCCAGAACCACGTCAACGAATCGGGCCTCTACGCCCTGATCCTCGGCAGTACCAAGGACGCAGCCAAGCGTTTCAAGCGCTGGGTGACCAGCGAGGTGCTGCCCGCGATCCGCAAGACCGGCGGCTACACCGTGCCCGGCGCACTGGCGACCTTGCCCGCGCCGACCCACGACCGGGTTTCCGCGATCCTGCTGATCGGTGAGGCCGTGGCGAAGGTGCCGGGCGTGAAACCGGGCATCGCGGCGGCGGCGACGCTGACCTGCATTCAGGAGAACACGGGCATCACCACCGAGGTGCTGCGCCGCGCGCTGCCATCGGCCAACGAACCGATCTGCGCCCTGAACGCCACGCAGCTCGGCAAACTGCTCAACCGCTCGGCGAAGGCCACGAACCAGATGCTGGCGGCAGGCGGCTTTCAGTTCCGCAACGAGCGCGACGAATGGGAGCTGACCGAGGCCGGTGAGGCGTGGGCCGAGGCTATGCCGTACTCGCGCAACGGCCACAGTGGCTACCAGATTCTCTGGAATCCCGCCGTCGCCGAGCAGTTGAAGGAGGCCGCGTGATGAGCCTCCCCATCATCTCCGCGAAGCAGCGCATGGCCGAGCGCAAGGGCGTCAAGCTGCTGATGCTCGGCAAGTCCGGCATCGGCAAGACCACCCGGCTCAAAGACCTCGATCCTGCCACCACGCTTTTCCTCGACATCGAGGCCGGGGACTTGGCAGTGGCCGACTGGCCGGGCGACACCATCCGACCGGCATCGTGGCCCGAGAGCCGCGACTTCTTCGTGTTCCTCGCGGGCCCGGACAAGTCGCTGCCGCCGGAGTCAGCCTTCTCGCAGGCGCACTACGACCACGTCATCGAGAAGTTCGGCGACGCGACGCAGCTCGACCGCTACCAGACCTTCTTCCTCGACTCGATCACGCAGTTGTCTCGCCAGTGCTTCGCGTGGTGCAAGACACAGCCCGGTGCAACCAGCGACCGCTCCGGCAAGCCTGACCTGCGCGGTGCCTACGGCCTGCTGGGCCAGGAAATGGTGAGTGCCTTGACCCACCTGCAGCACGCACGCGGCAAGAACGTGGTGTTCGTGGCCATCCTCGACGAACGCCTCGATGACTACAACCGCAAGGTGTTCGTGCCGCAGATCGAAGGTAGCAAGACCAGCCTGGAGCTGCCCGGCATCGTCGACGAGGTCGTGACGCTGGCCGAGATCAAGGCCGAGGACGGCAGCGCCTACCGCGCCTTCGTCACGCACACCGTCAATCCCTACGGCTTTCCGGCCAAAGACCGCAGCGGTCGCCTCGACCTGCTGGAGCCGCCGCATCTCGGCGCGCTGATCGCCAAGTGCGCGGGCGCATCCGCCGCGCCTGCCAGCGCCGCCACCCCCACACACATCGAATCCCAGGAGTAATCGCAATGACCGCATGGAATGACTTCAACGACGCCGACGCCCAGCAATCCGGCTTCGATCTGATCCCCAAGGGCACCACTGTCGCGGTGCGCATGACCATCAAGCCCGGTGGCTACGACGATCCCGCGCAAGGCTGGGGCGGCGGCTACGCCACCGAGTCCTTCGAGACCGGTTCCATCTATCTGGCCGCCGAATTCGTGGTCACCGCTGGCGACCATGCCAAACGCAAGATGTGGTCGAACATCGGCCTGCACTCCAAGAAGGGCCCGACCTGGGGCCAGATGGGGCGCAGCTTCATTCGCGCCGCGCTGAACAGCGCCCGCAACGTCCACCCGCAGGACAACGGCCCGCAGGCCGCCGCCGCGCGCCGCATCCAGGGCTTCCACGAACTGGACGGCCTGGAGTTCCTCGCCCGCGTCGATATCGAGAAGGACGGCAAGGGCCAAGACCGCAACGTGGTGAAGGTGGCGGTCGAACCGGATCACCCCGACTACGCCAAGTTGATGGGCGTGCCGCCCAAGGCGTCGGGCGGCGGCACGTCCGGCGCTCCGGCGCAGGCAGCGCCCGCGTACCAGGCACCCGCTCCGCAACGCGCACCCGTGACGGGCAAACCGTCGTGGGCGCAGTGAGGGGGCGATGAAATGCTGGGTCTGCAAACGACAGGCCCGGGGATTCGGCCACACCGACAACCGACACGGTGTCGGCAATCCCCGGCGCTACCCCATCGACTGGGTGTTCTGCTCGCAACGCTGTCAGAACGCGTTTCATGCGCTGTACGGCAATTGGCTGCGAGTCAAGGAAGGTCGCACCGATATCAAGGGGGTCGCCATGATCGATCCGTCTGATGTCGAGCTGGCCGCGATGCGCCAGTGCCTCAAGGCTTTCGGCGAGGCAGCGGGCGAGATCGGCTTCACTAAGCCGCTGGGCGACTACTCCGAAGCGGAAGCGCTGCGGGTGATCGATGCCATCGTCACCTGCTGGTCGGACGCGATGGTCGCGCACCACGAGGCCACCAAGTACCCACCGGTGCGACGCATGACGCCTGCACCCGATCCGTTGGCACCCGACGCCGCCAATCCGTTCGCGGATCTGGAGGACGACCTGCCTTGGGAAGAACCGAGGGGGAAGAAGCCATGATCGACTTCAACTCCTCATCGAGCATCTCGGGCCAGGTCACCGCCCTGGTGGACGCCGGGATACAGCAGGCCCGCGCCCGCCAGTCCGAGCGCCAGTACCTTGGTGCCTCGCGTCTGGGCGTGGCCTGCGAGCGCGCGCTGCAGTTCGAGTACGCCAAGGCTCCCATCGACCACGGGCGCGACACCCCGGGGCGGATGTTGCGCATCTTCGAACGTGGCCACGTCATGGAAGACTGCATGGTTGCGTGGCTGCGGGACGCGGGTTTCGACCTGCGCACCCGCAAGTCAGACGGTGAGCAGTTCGGCTTCTCGGTGGCCGACGGTCGCCTGCAAGGCCACGTCGACGGCGTCATCGTCGCGGGCCCCGAGGGCTTCGCCTATCCCGCGCTCTGGGAATGCAAATGTCTGGGCAACAAGTCCTGGAGCGATCTGGAAAAAAAGGGGCTGGCCATCTCCAAGCCCATCTACGCCGCGCAAGTGGCGATCTACCAAGCCTATCTCGAACTGCACGAGCACCCGGCGATCTTCACGGCCCTCAACGCCGACACGATGGAGATCTACACCGAGGCCGTTCCCTTTGATGCAGCCCTGGCCCAGCGCATGTCGGATCGGGCGGTGAAGGTCATCACGGCCACCGAGGCGGGAGATCTCCTGCCTCGTGCCTTCAATGACCCGACCCACTTCGAGTGCCGGATGTGCGCGTGGCAAGACCGGTGCTGGAGAACAAAAGCATGAACACCACGACTTTGAATCATGTGCTCGGCGAGCAACTGATCGACGTACGCCAGGCTGCACTGATGTTCAACCTGCCCTCGTACTGGCTCTCGCAAGCGAAGGAACGCAAGCAGCGTCGCATTCCCCATTACCGCGTCGGCAAGCTCGTGCGGTTCAAGCCTGCAGAGCTGGAAGCGTGGATCGTCGGGCAGCAAGCGTCTGGCGAGGAGTCTGCGGATGCTTGATTTCAACGACACGCAAAAGCCCGCTCCTCGTGACCTCGATGCCGAACGCGACGCAATCCGCGAGGCATTGCTCTCGCGGCTGGAATCGGTACTGGCAACGCTGTTCCCTGCAGGCAAGAAGCGCGGTGGCAAATTCCTGATCGGCGACGTGCTCGGTAGTCCGGGCGACAGCCTGGAAGTCGTGCTCACCGGTGACAAGACCGGCCTGTGGACGGATCGCGCCACTGGCGACGGCGGCGACATTTTCTCCCTGATCGCGGCCCACCTCGGCATCGATGCGCACACCGACTTCCCACGCGTGCTCGATACCGCGACCGAACTGGTCGGGCGTGCTCCGGCGACTCTGGCGCGCAGGAGCAAGAAGGATGCTCCCGTCGATGACCTCGGCCCGGCCACCGCGAAGTGGGACTACCTCGATGCGGCAGGCCATCTCATCGCCGTCGTCTACCGCTACGACCCGCCCGGGCAGAAGAAGCAGTTCCGGCCCTGGGATGCGAAGCGGCGCAAGATGGCACCGCCCGACCCGCGCCCGCTCTACAACCAGCCAGGGATGACCAGTGCCGCGCAGGTGGTTCTGGTCGAGGGCGAGAAATGCGCGCAGGCCCTGATCGACGCGGGCATCGTGGCCACCACGGCGATGCACGGCGCGAACGCCCCGGTCGACAAGACCGACTGGTCGCCGCTGTCCGGTAAGGCGGTGTTGATCTGGCCCGACCGTGACAAGCCGGGCTGGGAGTATGCGACGCAGGCAGCACAGGTCATCCTGTCGGCGGGAGCCAAGTCCTGCCACGTTCTCTATCCGCCCGAGGAGGCCGCCGAGGGCTGGGACGTGGCGGACGCCATCGCCGAGGGCTTCGATGTCGCCGCCTTTCTCACCCACGGCCCACGCTTGCAGATGCACGACGTGGCCGATGACGTTGATCCGGTGGTCAGCAGCGACGAGTCCGTCTGGGGTACGGAGGACGCGCTGGCGCTGTCCTTCACCCGCCGCTACCACCGCGACTGGCGTTACGTGGCTGGCTGGGGCAAATGGCTGGTGTGGGACGGGCAACGCTGGCGCACCGAGGACACGCTGGCCGCCACGGACTTGATCCGCAGCGTCTGCCGCCAGACGGCTGTGCGCGCCGACAACCCCAAGGTCGCGGCGAAGCTCGCCAGCGCCAGCACGGTCGGCGGTGTAGAGCGGCTGGCGCGCGCTGACCGCAGGCACGCGGCCACCACCGACGAGTGGGACGCCGATCCGTGGCTGCTCAACACGCCGGGCGGCGTGGTTGATCTCAAGACAGGCCGGATGCGCCCGCACGAGCGCGCCGACCGGATGACCAAGATCACCACAGCAACGCCCAGCGGCGACTGCCCGACGTGGAAGCAGTTCATCGACGAGGTCACGGGTGGCGACAAGGAACTTCAGTCCTACCTGCAACGAATGGTCGGCTACGCGCTGACTGGCTCGACGCAGGAGCACGCGCTGTTCTTCCTGTACGGAACGGGCGCGAACGGCAAGTCGGTGTTCGTGAACACCTTGGCCACCATCCTCGGCGACTACGCGACCAATGCGCCGATGGACACCTTCATGGAGACGCGCACCGACCGGCACCCGACCGATATGGCGGGGCTGCGCGGCGCACGCTTCGTGGCGGCCATCGAAACCGAACAAGGCAAGCGCTGGGCCGAATCCAAGCTCAAGAACCTGACCGGTGGCGACAAGATCTCTGCGCGCTTCATGCGCCAGGACTTCTTCGAGTTCTTCCCGCAGTTCAAGTTATTCGTGGCGGGCAACCACAGGCCCGCCATTCGCAACATCGACGAGGCGATGAAACGCAGGCTGCACCTGATCCCTTTCACGATCACCGTGCCGCCCGAGCGCCGTGACAAGAACCTGCAGCAGAAGCTCCTGGCCGAACGTGACGGCATCTTGGCGTGGGCCGTGCAGGGTTGCCTCGACTGGCAA